GTTTCTGTGGCTTGGTTCTTAGATCTATCATAATCCCTGTTAATTTCTCTAAGTTCCAAATCTTTCCCTTTGTTTGGCTTACAATCAGCATATATTCACTTCCTTAATACTTTCTTAAAAACCTGTTTAAAAAGTTCTTTTTCCAGTCTGTCCGTTTTGTTTCTTCACTTTTCGCTTCGATCTCTTTTTTAAGTGTCCCGTTTTCGGCTGTCAATGTCCCTATTTTGGCGCCTTCTGTCCCGCTTATTTTTTCCAATGTTTCACTAAACCTCCATGTTTCTTTATAATTTCCTCTACTTCTTCAACTGGCACAAATGCGTAAATTGTTTCTGTTGGGTATTCTCCATTCTCTGCATACATCAACAATAAGCTTTCTGTCTCGCTTATTCGTCCAATTTCTACGTGTGTATATTCTTTCAAATCGTCCTGCTTCGGTTCGCAGTAGTGTGTTCT